TACGGGTTTTGGTTAACGCAATTTAAAGGAGAAGCCAAATGGCTCTTACTAACTTTGCGGCGCTGACCAGTGAACAGCTCACTGCCTGGAGCCGCGATTTCTGGCGCGTTGCGCGCAATATGTCGTTCGTGAATCAGTTCGCTGGTTCAGGTTCGAACGCGATGATCACCCGTGTCACCGAGCTGACGAAGTCCGATAAGGGCACGAAGGCCGTGATCACTCTGCTCGCCGATATGACTGGCGACGGCGTGACGGGCGACAGCACCCTCGAGGGTAATGAAGAGGCGCTCCGCGCTTACGACATCACCATCGAGCTCGACCAACTCCGCTTCGCAAACCGCATTGCCGGTCGCCTCGCGGATCAGAAGAGCGTGGTGAACTTCCGTGAGCAGAGCCGTGATGCCCTCGCGTACGCGATGGCGGATCGTATCGACCAGCTCGCGTTCCTCACCCTCGCTGGTGTGGCCTACACGCACAAGACCAACGGCGCCCTGCGCTCGGTCCTGAGCGCGGGTCAGAACCTGTCGAACCTCGAGTTCGCGTCCGACGTTTCGGCCCCGACCGCTGCCCGTCACCGTCGCGTTTCTGGCGACAACATTGTCGCTGGTGACACGACCGCGATCACGGCAACGGACAAGCTGAAGTATCGTCACATTGTCGACCTCAAGGCCTACGCCAAGGATCAGTACATCCGTGGCGTTCGCAGCGCTGGCAACGACGAGGTGTTCCACCTCTTCGTGACCCCGCAGCAGATGGCCGCTCTCAAGCTCGATTCGGACTTCCTTGCCAACGTGCGTAACGCTGGCATCCGTGGTCCGAGCAACCAGCTCTTCGCTGGCTCGAGCTCGCTGATGGTCGACGGTGTGATGGTGCACGAGTTCCGCCATGTGTTTAACACCTCTGGCGCGACCACGGGCGCTTCCGCTAACGCGGGTGCTGCTGGCTACAAGTGGGGTGCGAACGCCAACGTGGTTGGCGCGCGTGCGCTCTTCTGTGGTGCGCAGGCTCTTGCCATGGCTGACATCGGCCTTCCTGAGATCGTCGAAGACACCTTCGATTACCAGAACCAGTCTGGTATTTCGATTGGCAAGATCTTCGGTCTCCGTAAGCCGAAGTACAACAGCGACGTGACCGCAAACACGCAGGACTTCGGCGTGATTGCTCTCGACACGGCGCAGTAAGCCGCTTAGGGGGCCCTCTCTTCGGAGGGGGCCCCCACTTTTGACGAGGAGCACTCGTGAAGGTTGTCTCTGATAAAGAGATTCGAGTGGCCACGCTGAGTGGCGCAGCGGTTTTGTTTTTCCCCGGCGAAGAGCGAGAGGTCTCCGATGAGATCGGAGTGCTTGCACTTCAATTCGGTGCGCGGCAAGTCGGTTTTGAGACGAAGCAAGCACCTGCTCCGCTGAAAGACAACCCGCAGATTGATGAGATCGAAGAGGTTAAGAACCTCGATGACGTTGTCACTGGGATTGAAAAGCTCTGCGAAGAGGGCGACCCGGAAGATTTCAAAGCAGACGGAACGCCTAAAGCGTCCGCGATTAATCGCGTAGTTGGACGAAATGTAAGCCCTGAAGATCGCGACGCCGCTTGGGGCTTATTCATTAAATCGTGAGGTAGGCCATGGCCGTTACAGTACAAAGCGTAATCGACCGGGTCCAAAAGACACTCCAGGACACTACTGGCGTTCGTTGGCCTGTTGTTGATGAACTCGTTCTTTGGGTGAATGACGCTCAGCGTGAGATTGCTCTGCTGAAGCCGGATGCTTCCGCTAAGAACACGACCATCACACTTGCTGCTGGGACCAAACAAGAAATCCCTAATGATGGGAACGCACTCCTGCGCGTGGTCCGGAACATGTCCGCCGCAAGCAACGGCCTCGGCCGTCGAGCGGTCCGTATCGTCCAGCGTGATATTTTGGATGCGCAGACCCCTGATTGGCACAACCCTACGGTTACCGGTGACGCTGCCCACGGAACCGTCGTCAAGCATTACATTTACGACGAGCAGAACCCCCGGAACTTCTACGTCTATCCTGGCATTTCCACTGCCAATACTGCGTTCGCCGAGATCATCTACTCCGCGAACCCGACGACGGTTGCCCAGAATGGCAACCTCGACATTCCTGATATCTACGCCAACGCAGTCATGAACTACGTGCTGTACATGGCCTATATGAAGGATGCCGAATACGCCGGTAATCAGCAGCGCGCCGCGTCGCACTACCAGCTCTTCACTGCGTCCATCACTGGCAAGGGCCAGGTCGACGCTATGACGACCCCGAACTACGACAGCAAGCGCCCGATCGCAGTGGCAGCGGGGTAATAGGCCATGGCAACTCTTTACGAGTCGCTGTTGCCTGAGGTCATCCCAATGGTACCGGGGTGCCCTGACACGTTGATCGAAAACTATCTTCGATCAGCTGCTATCGAGTTGTGCGAGAAAGCACCTGTCCTCCAGGCTGAGCTCGATCCGGTTACCACGCGTACCGGAGCATTTGAGTACGACCTTGAGCCGCCAACTGACACCGTAGTCCATAAGATTCTGTGGTTGGTTCACGACGGGAAAGACCTCGAGCCGATAAGCACGAATCTATTGGAGCAGCGAAAGCCCAGCTGGCGCGACGCAGCGAATCGCGGAACGCCGGAGTACTTCGTAAAAGTCAGCCAATCTTTGTTCTGGCTGGTTCCGGTTCCTAACGCAACGAAGGTGTCTAGCACCATTCTGCGCGTGCAGCTTAAGCCGACGCAGACGTCTCTTTCCGCTGACGACGAGCTGATGTCCGACTACCGCGACACTATTGTCAACGGCGCGTTGTTTCGTTTGTTGCGTTTGCCGAGTAAGGAATGGACCGACTACTCGGGCGCACAGGTTTACGGGTCATTGTTTAACGAAGGCATCGCAGTCGCCGATCGGCGTGCTCGTCACGCGGACGTCGGCATCGCCAGGAAGGTGTCGTATGGCGGAATCCATTCACCATACTCGCGACGGAGAAACAGGTACGGCAACGGCGGTTGAGCCGGTCGTCTCTGACATCCGCAGGGAGTGGGATTGGGTAAGGCGCGGGGTTGAGGAGATTCTTCGCAGTGCGAGGACCTTCACCTACCGGCCAGAGGACGTCTACGCAGCCTGCATAAACAAGCAGGCTGTACTGTGGACGACGAGTGAGGGGTTCGTGATCTCCACCACGGAGATCGATCCCTTCACGGATCGGAAGACGATGTTTCTTTGGCTCGCATGGGCCAAGGATCGGGGTAACAGCTTGGTGTCTAAGTACCAGACATTTTTTGAGCGCGTCGCAACAGAGGCAGGCTACAGCTACTTGGAGACCCGGTCTCCGCACCTCGGGCTGATGCAGCACTTAGAAAGTCATGGGTGGACGATAGACACCGTCGTATATACGAGGGCGTTGTAAATGGGCAGCGGGCCAAAAAAATCAGACTACAAAGCAAGTGAGGCTGAACAGGCATCCGCATCCGTAGCGATGGCGGAGTACGACTACTTCAAGCAGAAGTACGATCCGCTGCTGCAGCAGATGCGCGACAAGTCCATGACTGAAGATATTCAGTCTGGCCTTCGAGGACGCGCCAATGCGGACACAATGCAGGCGTTGTCTATGCCAAACTACCTGGCGCTCAACCGGTCGGACGCGTCTGGCGACGTATCCCAGGCTTTGAGCGGGCAGCTCGGCGTGGCCAACACATCAGCCAAGGACGTTCAGAACACAATGCAATCGAACGTACTGGGCACTGCTCGCGGACAAGCAGCGGATGCGCAAAGCGGCATGGCTCAGGCCAGCCGGCTCGCTACGTCCGAGGCGCTCACCCGCGCTAGGGCCAAAGAGGACGTCGCTCAGGCGAAGCTGGCCGCTGCGGTTAAAGCCGGGTCGACACTTGTAGCGCAAGGCTTCGACAACATGGGGACTAGCGGCGTAGATGCTGCAGGGAATCCGGTGAAGGGTTCGTTCTTCACGCCGGTTGCGCCCACCGGAGAAAAGTTCAACGGTAAATCGGTTGTTTCTCCGGTACAGGGTGCTAGAGGAAGGCTCGGTTACTCCACGTTCTTTGGGTGACAAGCATGGAAAATATTGCACTTGGGTATTTTCAAGATGGCTTTATGCCTGGCGGGGCAATGCTGCCTCCAGGTGCTGTCGGTGCGTCTCAGCCATCGACCGGTGGTTATACGCCCGGCCTGCCCACTGTAACTGACCCCGAAAAGGCGTACGCGAACCTTACTCGTCAAGAGTATTTGGATTACGTCAAAAACTATCGGGCGTACGAAGAGCAACTGATCAACAAAGCTCAGACTGATCGCACGCTGATTGATCAGGCGCGCACTGACGTGGGCTTGGCGTCGACGTTGTCCCAGGGCGTAGCAGCACGTAACGCTCAGCGTTTCGGCGTTGCTTTGACTCCAGATATGCGGCAGCAGCAAGCCCTCCGACTGCAGCGCGCCAACACGCTCGGTGGTATTCAGGCCGTCAATGACGCCAAGATTGCCCAGCGAGAGTCGAATACCAAGCTGCTGGCGGATCTCATCAACATTGGTCAGGGCGTGAACCGGGCCTCTCAGCAGCAGCTCGGCTCTGCTGCAGCCGACGCCACCGCCAGAAATAACGCATACACGCAAGCGAAAGCTCAATCGAAGGCGAATACGTACTCCACGATTGGATCACTTGCTTCAGCGGCCATCTTGGCCTTCGCTATTTAGAGGTTAGCCATG